CACCTTTCGGGTCCCAATGAGCCTTAATAACCTCATGTTGTCTGTGTATCGTACACCATTTGGTTTCTTTCCTACCATGTGGAATATCAACCTTAGTTCTATATGTATGTTCTCTACCAAAAGGGTCGGCTATTCTGTATCCCCATGTCTTAAAGATATACTCCTCAGGTATATTTTCATGGAATTTATTATCTAAATAATATATAGTGGTGTTGAATTCAATGGCGCCGCTGGGTGAGTTTGTACACCCAACGAGTAATAAAAATAATAAGAAATACATAACCCTTTAATTTAACTATTTACAACTACATTCGCAAGCACAATCTTTACATTTACAATCACACATAATATTCTCCTACCAGACCATCCACGCAGCAGCACCAACCTCTACAATGATATCAGATGCTGTGTTGTATGCCCATTTCTTTTTAGTTCCATAGGTTTCTTCCGTACCCTCTACAAAATACTCAAATATTTCCCATAGAACTCCAATTATTAATACCCACAAAACTGCCCATAAGTCGGTGGCACCGAGCCATTGAGCAACTTTCGCAATAAACAGACCGGCTGCTATGTGATATGATGTCCAACCATCTAACTGACCACTACTGATCTGCCAACTATATAATTTGGTTAAGGGATTGTTCATACTAACCTCCTGTTATGAAAGACCAAACTCTCTCTATAGCTAAAGTAGCAAAACCGACACCGATGACACTTCTCCATCTATTAGCAGATTCTCTGAATTGTGTATTTAATTTAGTTTCAGCCCATAACCCTTCATTTGGATTAAATAAATTTTCTTTTATAAACCTCAGAGATTCATCAGTTTTATCATGAGCCTCTTTCATTGATTGCTTTAACTCTATAATGTCATTTCGTAAATCATCAATTTTTAGGTGTACTATTTCAAATTCTTTACGATCTTGTTGATTCATGTGTTATCCCACCATATTTTTAGTTACATAAATAAGTATAAATCAGATCCTCATCCCTCGTTTAATATTTCAATTATTCTATTTTCATGTGTTTTTCTATCAGATTTAGACATATTATACCACTGCATTACTATTGTCTTACCATACCAATTTATTTTTTCTTTGAGCTTATCTATTCTATTCTCATAGAAATCAACCCTATCAATATCTTCCTCAATGTTAACATTGTAATCAGTAGCTAAATCAACCAATGTCTCCATGTCATTCTCATCTATACTACGTTTTAACTCTGAAAAATCATCTTTATTACCTGTTTTTTTATCAGGATGTATCTTTTGTGCTAATTTCTTGTATAATTTGTTTAATTTACGAGGTCTTATTTTTTTCTTTTTGGATTTGTTGTTTTTTGGTTTTGGTGTTATTGGATCAGTTTTATTAGCAAAATGTTCATGAAATTGCATCACAGCTTTTTGATAAATATCTTGTTGTAAGTTGTTCTCAGCTTTTAAATACTGATACTCTGATTTTAGTTTTTTAAGTAATAGATCGTCATTCACTTAAATAAATATCGTTACATTATTTTCGTAAATAACCTGGTTTCCAAGTGTTTTCATTCAATGTACATTCATATTCTAGTAATCTACCACAAACCTCACATGAAACAGGTGTAATTGTTTCTGTATTTGGATAATCGTGAAGTTGTTGTCTAATATGCTCTTCAATCTTTCTCCAATCATCCTTTTGAAATACATTTAACACCTCGTGGTCTATTGGTTGTTGACAACACTCAGTAAGCTTCTTCTTGGCATCCCAATTAGGATTCTTCTTTTTTTTAAAGTAATCTCTGTCTAATGGTTTGTTATGATATTTTTTTTTATTACTCACTTTTTCTCCCATATCCAAATTGGTTCAGCAAATTTACCATCTCTCTTGACTAACATCTCAGGTTTTCTATTACTCTCACCCGAGTCAACACCCGTACCAGCACCGATTGAGTTAGGTCTTGATGCCATCTCCATACCAATACAACCTAAATAATCTGAATCTCTAAAATTTTCTAAAAATTCATTCATAGGATCACATATCTTCAACCAACCTTTCTTTTGACCTTGACTACCAGCATTTACATCAGCTATATTCACACATAATTTCCCACCACTACGAAGAGATGTCCACATGTTTTCCAATGATCTTTGTAAAAAGTTTTGATTCCAAAGGTCTATGTTCTTATATCTTACCCAACTCTGATTATCATCATAACTATATCTCTCCACATTAAAATAAGGCGGCGATGTAAATATTATATCAAATGTATCAACATACTGACTAAAATCAAAGTCTTCAGCAGCGTCACAATGAAACTCCCATTCCTTTTCTTTTTCAAAGAAACCTAATTGATTCTGATAATACAATGCTTGTTTTTCATATATATCATGATTCTCTTTTCTTGGATCTATACCAACATAATACTCGGTGTTCATGCTGGCAAAGAAACCAGATAATCTGTCACCCCAACCCATGGAAAAGTCTAAGACATTTTTTGCTTCAAAGTAATCATATAGCACTTTAGCAGCATTAGGTTTGAACTGACTACATATGTATTTTCTTAAACCTATCATGGTTCTAATTATTGACTTATCAATTTTTGGAAACTTTAGTGTGTAGGCAGCACCCATTAAAGATGTCATGAACTTATGTGTTTCCCAAGTCCTTAAAGGTCCTGGTGATATCGTTCCATCTACTGACCATCGGTTTTTTTGTTGAAAATAGTTTGATGACTTATTACCGATATTGTTTCTTTTGATATACCATTGTGAACCTTTCCAAGACAAAGGCCAATCATAACCATTCTCAGCCCTAGCAAACCACTCACCCTCATAAAGTAAATCGTGATGCCAAGTGCCTTTTAATTTACCAAAATCTCTTCTACACTCCTCTTCTGTAATATCCATATATGGTGGTGGATAGGTCATGGCAACTGTGGCAAGACTCTCCTTTACATCATCTTTATCAAATGTCTCCTTGATGTAACTCCATTCGGTTTCATTGATTTCAAGATAAGGTTCTTGACCCTTGAATTTATCAAAATATTCTAAATACATTTAATCTCCAAATAATTCTTTAAATGCTTGATTGGCTTTCTTAGATTGTTCAGCTTTCTCTTTATTTGGTTTTGGTGTATAATCACCTCGTTTCCACATATCATATTCAATACGAGATGCCATCATGTCTGCCTGATGTAATATGTGAGCGATGTTAGTTCTAAGAGCATTGTCCTTACTCCAATTCATATAGTAAGTCTTATTCGCATCCTCATAAAGACCATCTGTCAATCTCAAACCTATGTATTCATTTGTTGTCATCTCTATGCCGAAGTGTTGTAATAAGAACAATGCCCTATCCGTAACTGTCATGTACTCTAATCTTGGATTATGTTTATAAACCAAACCTTGATTTTTTCTATGCCACTCTGAGTCATTTGGCGTGTAATAATCTTCAGCCAAATCACCAACCTTACCCAAATCATGATGCATAGCAGCAAAAACAAGTTCTTCATCTGTAAAACCAATACTAGCACCACTTTGTTCCCATATTGGTTTTATCTTCAAAGCTGATGTGGTTACATGAATAACATGTTCAACATACCCACCGGCATGAGCATTGTGAAAATGCTCTTTACCACTAGCAGGTGCTACACACATCCTCTCCTCAAAATAATTGTACATCTTGAGTAACTTCTCTAATCTATCATCAGAAAAATGTATCTCAATCATTCTCATCAAATTATTCCAATTCTGATGTATTTGTTCGGGTGTCAATTCTTTAAGCATAATATCCTCTAATATAACGATTTATTTTAATTAATACAAGCATTTTTACCAAAAACTTGGAATTTCAAGTAATTTTTTTATCTCATGATTAATGTATGTATCCATAACTAAATGTATCCTATCCTCATCTGAATTATTTACAACGGAGTGTGGTGCTCTAACATCCACATAATAAAAGTAACCAACTTTTAAATAATTTGTTAGTTTTTTCCTACCTTCCCACAGATAAAACTCAACATCCTTATTGGTTCGTATTGGCACATGTATTCTTACAATATTACCATCATCAAAACCGAAATCTTTATCTATCTTATCTGAATGCTTTCCAATCTCAGAGTTAGCCTTTATCTTCATCAGCCTAACTCTTTCAAAAGTGCTAGGAATCTTTGACATTATGTCTCTGACAGCACGAAAGCTTGGGTTACCTAGCAAGTGAGTATCTCGTAACTTTACTTCTGTTTTAACTTTACTACCTAACACATTAGGTTTAAGTATGTCCAATGGATCTTCACCGTAACCTCGTAAGGACAATGCCGTCCAAGCATCACCTTTACTATATTTGGTCTTAACTCTACTAACCTTTGTGTTATCCACATAATCCAATACAGCAGAATAGTTGAGTTTACATGGCTCAATTGATAATTCTTTAATAACTCCTAATTTGTCCATCTTTCCCAATCTCCTCTCTTCTGATCCAAGACATAAACTTTACCCTTTACTTGTTTTTCCTTACCCCACTCTATGTCACTAACTATCTTAAATCCATATTTTTCATAAAATGATCTAGCTCTTTTATTCTCCGATCTAACTGAAAGTATGATGTCTCTACCACTATTGTATTCTAAAAACCTCTCAAAAACTAACTTACCACTCCCATCACCTTGATTTTTAGCAGCTATCTGATGTAAGATACAATCACCCTCTTGTGCCTCATATGGTATTTTAGAATATATTCCACTATCGTCTTGTTCTAATAAACCAAGCTTTTGTTTCCGTTTATACCAATTATATGTAATTAAAACTTCATTCTCCCAAACAACATTATTGTTCTCTATCATCGTGGTTATTTTATCACCTCTGATATGTGGAAATAAGTCTCCATATTGTTTGAAGACTCCCATTATATCATCAAAATTATCTATTTTAGCATGTTTCATCATGGCTTCCTAAATATAAAAATGGGTTCGTATTTACTGACACCACTTGGAGTAACCACGGTATTTTTTACATTACTTTGATCAACACCAATCATAGATGCCATCAACATTTTCAACTTACCTTTATACTCACCACCAAGAGATTTTATTATATCAACTGAATCTTGTTCCAATGGATGAAACTTATCTTTACCTATTTTAATATCAGCTATATTCCACAACAAGTATCTATCACTTTTTAAACTTTTATACGCATTTGTCAGCGTTGGTTTTAAAAAGTTATCTCTCCAATCTGAATATGATGGATAAGACTTAAATGATTGTTCCTCATCATCCGAATATTGTTCACGATCAAAATAAGGTGGTGATGTAAACACCATATCTAGCTTACCTTTGTACTGTTGAAAATCAGGATGATCACCAATGA